AGATTTGGTAATTACTGCACGTTTAGTAGAAAGCCTAAAAATACTAAACTTATTACATCCTCTAACGTAGGCTTAACGGTACTTAAAACGCACATAAAGGGCTGTTTAAGCCCTTTTCTTTTATTTAATGAATGGTATCATCATCTTGATTAAGTTCAGCGTATATAGATAGTTCTTCGCCACTTATTTCTATGTATGATGAATCTGAAAGTTCTAAGATAATAATATTATCGCCATAGTCTAATTCGGCTGACACAACAGTTTTACCTACAAGGTGATCGCATATTTGTTGTGCTGTAATTGCCATATTAGTCCTTAAATAGTTACTAACGATTCTTTACTTTTCTTTTCAGCTTTTATAGTCCTAGACCAGCTACCACATTCTTGACATTGAAAACGCTGATATATAGCAACTCTTGATCTTTGCGTTCCTCTAGCTTGTAATTTGCGTGATGCGCAATTTGGGCAACAAACATCTGGAGAATATGCGTTATGATTAGGATGTGACTTGATCCAACCTTTAAACTTGTTATATACCTTTTCAAGTAATATAACGTCATTCTTATTGTATTCTTCCATGATCTTCCAAGCCTTACGATCATCATTCATACATTTTAACCATAGCGTATGGCCTTCATGTGCTGTTTTAGCACCTAAGCCTAAAGCCTGTGATACATAGTCTAGTTTGTTAGAAACAAATCTAAACTGTCTACGAGCTACTTGTAATAAGTCTATATGTTTAGCTGGGCTTGGTGGTGGCATACCACTTAAAAGAAATTCTTTGTTTAAGATAGGAATATCAAAACGACTGCCATTGTAATGCACTACTGCATCAGCTTGATCTAATAAAGCATGAACATTAGCAAGCATTTTATCTTTGCCTGACTTTTGAACTGAGTCAAACATAATTTTGGGATTGCCATACCATTTAGCGGCATAGCATAATGTGTAAGATGATTCTAGTAACTGATTGATTGAGATGTTCTGGTCAAAGATACCCCAGACGTGAGCTGTGTTTGGTGCTACTTCTATATCTATGAGCAAAATCTTCAAGTTACTCTCCTAGTGTTGAGTTACATTATTATACACTATAAGAATAATTAAGATTGCAATAACATATTTTAAATGATCTATTGCACAAAGCAAACTACAAAGTAAATAATCTAACATACAAGTAATGTGGCAGTTTGAGCTTCCTTTAGTTTGTCAAAAAAAGTATTAAAGGCTACTTTAGAATTGGTTATAAAATCTCCACCTGTCCATGCTGTTCCAAGTAAGATACATCCCTCTGTGTCTTTAGATGTATTGCCAGGATGAATCCTTATACCTTCAAAACCAGGCACACTTAATACATGGGGAAGTTGCTTACCAAAACGAGCAGAAAGATCAATAATGACAGGATAAGTGCCAGTTGGAATAGCTGTTTGTCCATTTACTTTTTCCCCTTTTCTTACAACATCTTCTAAAGAAAAACTATGATAAACACCATCAATGTAGAATTTGCCGATAGTATAACTGCTTCCATATTCAAACCTCTCTAATCGTAATTTCATCTTTTTATAGCTAAGTACATTCTTTCGCCAATGATAAAGCTCATACAAGCACCTGTCATGTCTAGGAATACGCTTACGACTGCTACAGAAACGCTAGGTGAGTAGATAACAAAAATAGTGGCAATTAGTATGAATGATACGATAACGTATCTATAGCAAGCTCTAAGATCAATAATCCATTTAGAAGGTTCGCCATTAGGTGTGTCTAATTGAGCTAATGCTTTTAAGCGTTCTGTTTCAGCTTGTATAAGAGATATGCGTTCTTGCATGTTTTGTGGTTGGCCACCAGCTCCGCCTGTTAGTTTGGCAAATATACCCCTAACGCCATCTGTAAATGCAGGAACTAATGCTGGTAATATAAGTGAGATTAAGCTACCCATTATGTTGTTGAACTCCCATGATTGTGATGATGTAATTCAGGTGTGTCAGTTTTAGGTTTAGGCTTTGTAGGGCCTTTAGCAAATAATTCTTTAAGTTTTTCTAATATTTTCATAATTCTAACGGATCAAATCCAAATTGTTTAGCAACCTTATGTTGCATGCGTTTAAATTCGCCTTTATGTGATAGGTATATTTCTGATTTGGGATATTTGATGTAGATAATTTGGTGAATCATCTCATGTAAAAGTGTCTTTATAACAGTATCTAAATGACTGCATTTACCTAGTGAGATTGTTATTGTGTGTGGCTCTGGTTCGTATTGACCGTATAGTTCAGGATTATTACATACCACAAATTCTACACGCTTGGCAGGTGGAAATGGCATAGATACGAAGGGTTCTATTTGTATAAATGCGGTATATAAAGCTGCGATAGAATCCTCTGTTATCCACATTAAACACTTGCTTTCGGTTGAAATAATTTAGCATCAAATACTGCTGTTTGGTTTATCTCTGGAAAGTATATATAAACTGCATGCTTTCCTTCGTAACTATCAGATTTCCAGCATCCTTCGTGATTAGCATGGCCTATTTCAGTAGCATAAGCTGCATACTCATAACCTTGTAATCCCATTTTCTTAAAGATACATTCTTCTGTAGTAAGTACTATTTCGCCTGTTTCTGTTTTCATGCTCATTTGTTTAATTGTTTCTTGAGCATAAGGATATTCTAATAAAAATACCCATAAAACAGCTAATACCGTAATATAGGCTAATAACTTCATTTTATTTTCCTGAAAACAAATGCATAAAATAGCCTATAAAACCACCGATAGATGATGCGATCATCATACCAGTCCATAGGCCACCTTTAGATTTGTTAGCAAGCTCTAATAGCTCTTTTATGTCTTTTTCAAGGCTTTCTACTTTATGTTCTAAAGATTCCACCTTGCCTATGAGTTTGCCATAGGATACTGGATTAATATTGTCCATTGTTAGGCTTTCATAATAAATGCTAAAGCATAGTAAGGAACTAAGTTTGCATTAGTACCACTTGAACCTGTTGTTGAGTTGGCTACTGTAATTCCTGTTGTTGCAGTAGCTGTATTGCTTGAGCCTGAATTACGAAGACCTGGTGATCCACCAGCTGCAATAACCTCTGCATTATAAGGAACTGTATGGAAATGGCCTGGATCTGTAACTGTTGCGGTATGGCTATGGCTAACTACAATAGCGTCTTTACTACCACCAGTTTGTGTATCAGCACCTGTAATTGTAGTATAAGCTACGCCAGCAGTATCTTGATAAGCACCAACAATAAATCTATTACGCAAATCTGGAGTGCCACTAGATCCGTTACATAATAACCAGCCAGTAGGAATAGTAGCAATTGTGCCAGACCACATAGTAATGACACCTGCTGGAATAACATTAATTGCTGGATTTATTAATTGAAACTGTGTGCCATCATAAATAACTTCTAATACAGAATTTATTAAAATGTCATTAGCTGTAAGAGCTGTTGTACCATTTTTAGTAATAGCTTTAGCACCAATAGAATTGATATTAAGTGTAACGCCACCTGTGTTAGTTGCAGCAGCAATAAATCTAAATGTTTGTCCGGCAGCTAAAGCAGTCATAGAAATAGCAGCAGTAGCCACAATAGTATTTGTACCAGATACGCCTGTTAAATATTGGAATGTGCTATCTTGCACTTGACCTGCTGCAGCATACATAGTACGAACTGTTGCATTACCTACACCGGTATGAGCATAAGTACCCATAGGCAAGTTTGCTACAGGAAGTGTTTGACCATCATAAGCAAGAGATGCTGTTAAAGATGATGCAATATCAGTTAGGGTATTGTTAGCCCATGTAGATGATATGGTTGTTCCTGTGGTGACTGGATTCCCTGCTGGTAGGGTATACGTTCCTGCGCCATTTCTTGCCATGTGTTACTCCTTGTTCTGATTCATTTGATATAAAAGTGTGCCAATCTTATTGGCTTGATCTACTGATAATGGCACTTGATTTAATGCTTTTTTGCCTAAACCTTTAGCTTGACCATATTTGTATAATAATTCACCCATAAGTCTAGGTGATGCAAATGGTGCGCCAAGCAATATAGATGGATTAGATACAGCAGCAAGACCACCACCATAAGTTTCTATTTGACCACCTAATCCTCTAGGTAGAACAGCACTCATAGATTGACCTGCTAATGCTGGTTTTAATTCAGATGCACCTGCATTAATAAGTTCTTCTGCTGCGCCTGCTCTTTGGCCATAGTTAGATGTTACATTGTTACGCATAATAGATTGCAATTTACGCATAGCAGTATCAGCACTAGCTTTTTTACCTAAAGATAATGATTTTTCTATTTCTTTTATAAGATCACTAGCTTCACCATAATCTTGCATTACTTTTGCATAAGTAGGAGCTTGTTTGCTAATAGTACCTTTTACTGAATTATATATATTTTGTACTGCTGTTCTAGCTGTTCCTTGCTCATAAGGAATAGACTCTAAAATACCACCAATTTTTTGTTTAAGTTTATCCATGCCTTCTGGAGTATGAAATTCAGCAGGATCTGCACTTTTCCATTCATTAATAGCAGATTTAACTTCATCCATTGCATTGGCGGCACGTTCATTAACTACTTTGCCTTTGTATGTTCCAATACCTTCTGTATTAATTTTAGCTAAATCAATGTCATCAAAATTAAGAATAGACTTGTCTTTAGATATGTCTACCATGCCACCACGATATTGTTGATTTTTAGATTGACGAATATTATCTAATGCTCGTCTAGCAATATCTACTGCATCTGATCTTGCTGGGTTTCTCATGTTTTCTGCAAATGTTGTTGTGCCTTCTAATACATTAGCTTCACCAGCTTTAATTGCTTCTTCTATAGGTGCTTTACCTACACCAGTAGTAACACCTAATGTGCCTTTAGTAAGATGGCTAGGAATATATGCTGCTCCTTGAGCTGCTTTAGCACCAAGATATAATGGATTACTAAATTTAGCAGCTTGATTAACTACATCTGCTGCTTTTGTAAGTCCACCTGCTTTTAACGCTGCACCACCGCCTGTTAATACAGTAGAAGCGTCAGCTAATATAGCTGCTGGATCTTCTGCAAAAGCTGTTTTAAAACCTTCATAAGAACCATATCTTTTAGAATAATCTTCACCTAATAAATTAGCTAATTGTTCTGCTTTTTGTCTTTTTTCAGGAACAGCATATTGCATAACAGATTCAGGCAATACTTTTGATAAGCCACCAGAAGTAGCTTGTATTAAACTTTCCATAGTATTTACTGGATGTATTACAGCTTGAGCAGCACCTTTTAATAATCTACCTGTACTAGGTATAAGATTCATTGCTCCTGTGCCTAAAGCACCCATAGTAGAATAAGATTTAGGTTGCTCTATTTGTGGTTGAACAGGTGCATTATCTGCAGGTAAGTTATAACCTTTAGCAGTAAGTTTAGCAGTTAATTCAGCCTTAGTAGTTCCTTCAGGAACATTGTTAATGACAGTGCCATCAGGTAATCTTACATCCATTTTTATAAGTCCTTAAAGTCTATAACTGTTGATTCTGTTGATTTATTACCTGTTGGGCCTGCTGCTCGTTTGAGACCTTCAATTGCTTCACGTCTATTAGCTTTTTTCTGAGCTTTAACTTCTGGACTGTCACCTGGTTGATTAAAATATTGTTGATTTGCACTATCAAATTCACTAGGTTGAATTGTTGCACCAGATTCACGTCTTAATACAGCATTAATAAAGTTACGTTGTGCTTGTTCTGCTTTTTGATCGTTTGCATTTAATAAATATTTATTTGCAGCAGTTTCACCACCAGGTATTAATGCTGTTTTTCCTGATGTTTTAATATTGATACTAAATGGATCATATTTACCTTCTAAACTATTAATAATTTTATCAGCAGATTCCATTCTTGTAGAATATGTATAAGCATCAGATTGTTCTTTATTTGGACTTAAAGTTTTATCAGCAGGGCCGCCAGGGATAGCTTTTAATATTTTTTGACCGTTAGCATCTGCACTATAAGTATATCCTGAAGGTGCTTTATCGCCATCAGTAGTTCCGTATGCTTTTCTAATTTCACCTGTGTTAGCATTTCTTTGTAAAAATTCTCCGCCAACTTTGTAAGGTTGTGACCAATTTTCTGTAGCCATTTTAGCACCAGGTAATTGTTCAAATTGATTAGTTTCTGTATTAAGCCCAAATGTATTACCAGCTTTGTCTGTTTGAATATCTGTATATTTTTTACCTTCTTTAGGATTACCAAACAATTTTTGTCCTGTAGAAGAAAATACAGTTTCGCCAGCTCCAAGTTTAACTGGTTCATTAGCTTTAACCATTTTTTCATAGCGACCAGTAAGAATAGATGCTAACATTTTTGGATCTTTAACTTCTGATGCGTATTCTCCAAATGCTTTTTCTATATCTGATGTTGTAGGCTGAACTGTAGATGTAGATGTAACAGGATTCATTTGTGTAGTTGTACCTGCCATATTTTGTGGCGCAGGTGCATTTACATCAAATTTAGGAGCAACTTGAGCTACTTGATCTGTTGTACCAAATGATGATGTAGGAACATTCATTCCTTGTGTTAATGGCATTTCTGTAGCTTGCATTTCTGTTGATGTAATAGTTTTAGGTTCAAATGCACTGCCAAGTTTTTTAAGAGCTTCAGCCATTTTAGTTTCTTTAGACTTAGTATATTCACCATATCCCTTTAGAGCTTCTTCTTCTGCTTTTCTACCTTTATATGCGCCATAAGCACTAGCTAATTGCTGAGTCCATGATGGAGCTACATAATGACCACTAATCATTTGTCCTTCAGGTGCTTTAGTTTGTTGCAATTGTTGAGCAATTTTAAGTCTACGTTGTAGCTCAAGTTGTGCCATTGCATCATTAGCAGGTAATCCACTAACGTCTTGTGTATCTTCTGGTGGGAAAAATGCCATGTTTAATCCTTATTTGTATACATTAGTAGTAGGTGCGCCTAGATATGCAGCACCCATATTCATAAGACCGCCCATAAATCCACTAGAAGCAGCGTTGTTGGCATTAGTTTGAGCTAATTGAGCATTATATTGTTGTCCTGTAGCACCTAATATATCAGGGCCTGCTGTAGTAGCTTGCTGTGCTGGATTGACATATTGTGGTGATGCTACTTGTGATCCAGTTCTTAAAGCATTGATAACATTAATTGGTTGCATTTGATTGTAACCTTGTTGAGCAAAAGCTTGTTGATTAGCTGTAAGACCTGCATTAAGACCTTGTACTGTAGCTTGATTGTATCTATCGTTTTGGTTTTGAGCTAATAACTGTTTAGCAGTATTATATGCTTGTGTTCCTGCACCAATACCTTTGTTAGCCATATCTTGTTCAAAAGATTGATTTTCACGATTAATTTGTGGCTCAAGTCTAGCCATCATAGCATCTTGATATGATTGACCTGGATTAAAGCCTGTAGAAGGTAGTTTAGATGTATCAATGCCTGGTTTAGCCATTAAGTTACCAGCGTAATCTAAACCTTGTTGAGCTGTATTTAAAAGGCCTGAACTTAACCCTGCTTGTTGTTCTAAAATCTTTTGTTGAGCTGGAGCTAATTCTTGTGTGGCAGTCCAAGTAGGATTGCCATAAGAATCTGTGCCTGTTTGTTTGTAAGTAAGATTGCCATAAGGTGTGATTTGATTTACTCGGTTAGCTGCTGTTGCAACTCTAGCTGCATCTATATTACCTGCTGCTGTAGCTTGTGCTGCTGCGGCATAGTCTGGTGGTGGTGGTGCATCATCCTTACCAATACCATATAGTATAAAACCACAGTCACCCATGTAATTTGTAATCCATCTATAAAGTGGATCTAATAATCTAGCTAACTTACTTTGCATATCTATCTCCGAGTTTTAAAAAGCGACAGTTTTCAGGTCGCATAATATAAACAATCCCATCACCATCAGGAAAGTAATCTTTTATTACGGTTTCACGTTCAAAACCTAAATGTTCATCTAATTTTTGTGCTTTTAAATTAGCTGTAGAGACTAATCCTGTTAAGCGTTTGACTTTTAATACATTGAATGGGTAATTAAATATTGCCCAATAAAATTCTCTTGAAACTTTTGCTGGTATATCACATCTTGAATGAATAGAAATTGAACTGCCTGTATAACCGTTATAAAGTACGCCTATAACAAATTTACCGTCTGTTACTTGACCAATAGCTTGACATAATGGATTCCATTGGCCACCTGCCTTTTTACATACCCACTCGCCAACTTCTTGACCTTGAACTATTATAGTACAGCACCCTTTTCAATAACTAAATCTGTAGAAACCCATCTTACGTCAATACCTTGTGAAGATGTTTTAACAACAGGTGCGCCATAATAGCCAACACCATTTAAACCTTGCCATTGTTGTAGAATAGATAAACCACCACCCCAAATACCTACATCCCATTTAGCATTATCCCATGTTCCAGATGTAGTAGGCGTAAAATTAAGTGTTGTAGTAGGTACATCTAAATTAAAGTCTATATTAATATTTGCATAAATAGCAGGGCTACCAGATGTTCTAAATATAGGTTTAGACATTGTAAAACGCTTTAACTGGCCTGGACTTTCAAACGCTGAAAATGATTGTAATGCAGTAGCATTAATATTAGATCCATTATCTGAGTTAGTATACCATGCTCTACCTACAAAGCCATTTCCACCAAAGTAAGGTTGATCGTTATATAGTTCCCAACATGTAGCGTTCCAGCCTGTGTAATTACACCAATTTTTTGTAATGGTGTTCATAGCAAACTGTGTTTTTTCTACAGTATTAGGTACATTTAACCACAATTGGTTTTCTTCTGGGTAAAACAACATTTGCCACCCAAATTCTGAACCATAATTTGTAATAGCTTCTGATACAGCCGATTGTATTTTATCTGTAATAGCCACTCTAGGATCAAGCCTAGATGATTGTAATTCTGAAGCTAATGGTGTAAGACCATCTTTACCTAATAATAGTAAATCACCACCGTATTTGTACATACAACGAGTTCCTACTGGTGTACCTAAATCCCATACGCCTACCATAGACCATGCTGTAGATGATGAAGGATCTGTGCCTGCATATACGACTACTTGGCCTTTAGATGTATAAAGAACGTAGTAATCATTAACACCATAACCAGCATCTATTGTCCATGTTGCATGTTGTACAATATTTCCACCTTTGTAAGCAAATGCACTAATATCTATAGATTGTGCAGCTCCACCTACTGCTAATGTAGGTAAATACCATGCTCTTAAAGATTGAGCTTCTGTGAAAAATACTCTGCTTTTAAATACAATAGGGTTATTAAGTAGTGTAGTAGTAACACCTGTAATAGCCGGTGTAGAAGCACCTGTAATGCTTGTCCATGTAGTGCCGTTATATAGATAAGGCGTATTAGTGCCATTAGCCATATATAAGAATGATCCACCAGATGTAGTAATATTACAATACTGCCAACGTGAATTAGATAATCCTGTTAATAATGCTGATCCTACAGCTCCTGGGCTAGTTACGTTATATACAGAACCACCTGCAATAGCAAATAGTCTAGATGTAGAGCCACTTTCGTAAGCCATTAGCGTATCTACTTGGCCTGTAATACCTGTTACCCATTGGCTATGGCCATTTCTTAACACTAGCTCTGTAGTGGCAGGAAACCAGTTAGTAAGATAAACTGCATCTGTTGCAGGCATATCTCCTAAACTGTCTCTTGCGTTCCATCCACCGACTGGTGCTGGTAATGATACGCTTCCTGACGATTTTTTCTTTACTGGAAACATATTATTTATTGTCCGTAGTTAGCGTCAGGGATATTCTCAAAGCCGATTAAGATTGCACCAGGTGTTGGAGCAAAGCTTAATGTAGCAGAGCCAGAATCGTTGGCTTTAGCAAAGCTTAATTGTTGTAAATAATCTCTTGTAAATGCTGTTGAATCAAAACCTTTAATTTCAAAGTATTTCTTTTTCAACGCTGTAACCATTAAACGATCAGGGAAAATACAAGTATCTGAGTCAGCTAAGAATGATGATTGTGTCACTCCTGTTGAGCTTGTAGCCCATTGGTTACTCATGTATTCAAAGCCTAAATACTCATCTGTATTCATTGCAGGCCATATTTGGAAGTATCCGCCTAATATTCTATAACGGATTCTAGGGCCTGTTGAAATATAGCTAGACTTTAAGAATTGCCATTGTTGAGCATCTGTAGGGCCTAACATTTCCCAGCGTTTAGACTTGTCGTAATGTGTACGATCTACTTGTCTATCCC